GGTATCAGGAGCCAGCGTTTCGCATGAGTAGGTTTGTAGAAATAACTGCGTGCGAGAACTCTGTTTGTAATTCATTTGAATTTACTAACTTTGTCGAGTAATTACTTTTTAAAAAACATGTCATGAGAACAAAAACAACAAATCCTGATAAGCCTGTAAAGAAGACTGCTGCTCAAGCGCAATCTGAGGCGATGGGACGTTACACTGCAAAGAAGGCTACAGAGAAATCTATGGCTGCTGGAGTTGCTAAAGCACAATCTGAAGCAACTGCAAGAACTGAAGCTAGAAAGATTGCTAAAGCTGGAAGCTACAAGACTAACGCTAAAGGACAGCTTGTGTTGTCTGATGGTCGAGTTGTAAACTACAAGGGTGGTGTTACTCCTCAGAAGTTGAAAAGCGCTAACGTTAAAGTTACTCCTCCTTCTAAATTCGGTATGAATAAGGGTAAAAAGTAATTTTTTTACATTTTTTTAAAAATACTCGCTAAAAATTTTGGTGAGTATTTTTTTTTGTTTATATTCGTTCTAGAAACTCAATTAAACAACAACTATGAAGAAGGTAATTTTAATGACATTAATGGTGGCTATTAGCTCCATTGTCACAGCACAGAAGATTTACAAATCTCACAAACAAGCTCCAGATCTTGAGTACTACTATGTAACAGGAGACACTAGCTCAATCTTCATCAAGGGAGGTAACAATTCAGTAAGCAGTGTAGTGTACGGCTGGATGAAGGACGAGGGATTTGATGTAAGCAAGCCTACAAAGCAGTACTTCGACAATAAGACCTCAGCAGACATTAAAGAGTGGGGTTACAAGAGTGAGCAGAATAAGGATGCAGTACTCACGTTCTACAAGTATAAAGAAAGAAGTTTGGTAAACATCAAGATATTAGAATAACAGTTAAACTACACAAAGGAAAGCTATCTTAACAGATGGCTTTTTTTTGTTATTTTTGTAAAAAAATATGTCATGGCATTAATGAGAACAAGCCGTAAGGCAACAACAGGTCCAGGTGACCCTAAGAAAAATACTGGTATAAAACCGAAGGTTACTACTACACCATCTGTAACTGTTACTGGTCAGCGTAAGTTCACAGAAGGAGCTACAACTGCTGAAGGACAGTGGAAAGAATATGGTAGCACACCTAGAGATGAGTACTACCAAGGTTATGGTAAAAAGACAAAGCATCAAAAACTTAAAGATGATCAATTGAAGGCTTTCCGTGAAAGAGAGCGCGGAATGGGTGGTAGGCTTCTTGCGAAGGAAGTTCGTTTTGATCCTACTGATAAGGCTAAACCAATGGAAAATGGTTTACCTACTAGATATCAGGTTGATTACTATAACCCAACTACTGAGAAGGCTGCATATGAGACTGAGTCTAGACGTCGTTACGCTGAGGAGGGTTCTCCAGTAATGAAGACTAGAAAGCTTGCTGCTTCAACACCTTCAAGAAAATTGGAAATATCTCCTAAGAGAAAGGAAACAGTTTCTAAAGCTATTGAGGCTCCTGGAGGGAAAAGCAAATCTTTTAAAAAGCAGGGCAGTGTAACTGGTAGACTTAAGTCACAAGGAGGATTAGCTGGAGGTTCAGAAGGTCGTAAGTTCAGAAAAGAGGAGAAATTGGCTGGTGCTTATACACGTAGTAAGAAGTATGCTGATCAGAATACTCCAGAGGATGTAAAAAAAGGAGCTAATGTTGCAGCTGGAGCGTTTTCTAAAGAGAAAAAGGCTGGATACAAATCTTTACGTAAAGATATTAAATCTGAAATGAAAGGAGCTTCAAAACTAAATGTTAGTCCAGAAGCAAAAGCTGGATACAAGAAGGAGCTTAAAGGTGCTTTGAAAGATACTCGTAAGTCACAGAAGTTTGAGAAGAAAGAGCAAGCTGGAAAGACTAAGTACTTCAGTAAGTCTAAAATGAATGAAACAGTTGAGAAGAAACCTAGCATGAAAGGCAGAATGCAAGCTGGAAAGATGCGTTATTCTTGATAAATATATTTTTTTTGAAAAATACCTGCCAAAAAATTTGGTGGGTATTTTTTTTTGACTACATTTGAAATAGAAACTCAATTTAATTAAACAACTATGAAGAAAGCAATCTTATTGGCAGTTATGGTATCGGTTAGTATCATCGCCACAGCACAAACGTTTGACGAACCAAATTACTACAAGAAAGTTAAGGACTCAAATCCTTACGAGTGGTTCATGACAGATCAAGACACAGCTGCTGTAATGATCTACGGAGACGACAAGTTCATGGATAGTATGTCAGCAGAATGGTTCGCAGAGTACCAGATCGACATTAGCAAGCCACACAAGATAGAGAAAGACCGTAAATTCTTTGCACATGTATGGTTTGTAGAGAACGAGTACGGAGGATTCTTGAAGATTGCGCTCTACCATGATGATTATGGAAAGACATTAATAGTCGGGAAAATTTAACAACCACCACTCTAAATAACTAAGACGCACACTTAACGGTGTGCGTTTTTTTTGTTTATCTTTGTCAAAAAAAAGAATGATCGGTATATCGCCATTTACTTCAAGTATACTTTTGTTCGGAGATAGTGCAGTTGCTCCCACAAACACGGTAGCTCCTGTAATTACGGGTACAGTTCAAGTAGGGGAGACTTTAACCTGTTCAAAAGGCACTTGGTCAGGTACACCTACAATTACTTATACTTACCAGTGGAGAAGAAACAGGGATTCAATAATTGGCGCAACCACAAGCACCTATACATTAGTAGCTGAAGATGCTAAGAAGTCTATTAAATGTACTGTAACAGCTATAAACGCTGTAGGAAGTGCATCTGCCGACAGTAACACGGTTAGCCCTATTTAAGACTAATTGTTTGTTTTTCTACTAAAAACATCTATATTTGCACCATAATTTAATCAAATATGGTAGTAAAACAGATATTTTTAGATGAAAGTGGACGTAAGAAACTGAAAAATGGCATCGACAAGATATCAGCAGCAGTTTCATCTACGTTAGGGCCATCAGGTCAGACGGTATTAATAGAGTCAGAGCACCACATAGGAGGTGTGACTGTTACAAAGGATGGTGTGACTGTCGCACGATCAATCAACTTGTACGATCCAGTAGAGAACTTAGCGGTCCAGTTAGTACGGGAGGCAGCATCGAAGACGGCTTCGTCGGCAGGTGATGGCACTACGACTAGTATTGTGCTTACCAAGGCTATTATCGATGCGTTCGAGGACTACTTTGATGTAGAGAAGCACAGCAAGACTGAGGTACTAAGACAGATACAGTCTATTGCAGACGATGTAGTGAAGGAGCTTGGCCGTATGTCTAAGAAGGTAAGTGGTAAGAGGCTGCTTGATGTAGCGACGATCTCTGCGAACAACGATCCAGTTGTAGGTAAGTTGATCGCTGACGTGTACTCACAGGTTAGCCATGTTATCGTTGAGAACTCTAAGACCACGAAGACATACTCTGAGGTTATCAAGGGTATCCGTGTTGCCAGGGGGTGGACATCTAAGTACTACGTTACGGATCACAAGAAGATGGAGTGCGTGATGGAGGATGCGTATGTGTTACTTACGGATCATGAGATTAATAATCTGTCGAACATCGAGAACGTACTGGCGCACGTGCTGAAGGAAGGTAAGCCATTGCTTATTGTAGGTCAGCTGTCACCACAGGTATCAGCTACACTTAACATGAACGTTGTGCAGGGCAAGATCAAGGTATGTAACATTATCCCACCTAATTTCGGTTACCGTAAGGACGAGATGATGACAGATATCTCTAAGGCACTTGGTGCTCACTACTACTCAGAGTCCACTGGTGACAACCTAGCGTTGTGTACGGTGTCAGGGCTTGGCAGGGCGAAGAAGATCATCGTTAGTCAGGACAGTACGATTATTGTGCGTCACGAGGGTACTGATGAGGATCTTGATGCATACGTTAAGGAGCTTAAGATGAGCAAGTGGGAGGAGACGTTGGAGGAGAACCTTAAGTTCATGGACGAGCGTATTGCTTCTATCTCAGGCGGTGTAGGTATGATCTACGTTGGTGCTAGTTCAGATATCGAGCAGAAGGAGTTGAGGGATCGTGTTGACGATGCGGTTCTGGCTGTTAAGGCTGCGATTGAGGATGGTGTATTGCCTGGTGGTGGTGTAGGACTTGTGAACGCGATGGCGTTTACAGCGTCTAAGGCCATGGTTAATGGTAACCCATCAGTTGCGTTGGATATTATGTCTCAGGCGTGCGAGGCTCCATTCCATAAGATCTGTGAGAACGCTGGTGTTGATGGAAACGAGGTGTTGGACTACGAGAAGTTCTTTGACGATGGTAGTGTAGGCAGGGGTTACAACGTGAAGGATAAGAAGACAGGTGACATGGTGAAGATGGGTATTATTGATCCAGCGAAGGTAACTAAGAACGCACTTAAGAACGCTGTATCTGTTGCTACTACGATCCTTAGTACGAATGCGATAATCACAAATGTAAGAGAGAATGAAAGCGTTAAATAGTTTTATTGTAGTTAAGCCTCTAGTTGTAGAGCAGCAGAAGAGTGCGAGTGGGTTGTTACTCACTGGAGCTGAGATTGTAAAGCAGCGTTACCAGGAGGCAGAGGTTATAGAGGCCAGCGACTTAGTTGCTGAGCATATACATAAGGGTGACGTTGTTGCCTACGATGCTGTCCAAGGTCACGACTACCGAAATGGTGAAGAGTCGTACAGGATTATTCAGTATCGAGATGTTGCTTTGATTCTTTAAACTCTTTGTTAAAGTTTCTAATTGCGATGGCGAAGACCTTATCTGTGAAGCCTGCTTTCTTCTTAAACATAGGGTTTCTACTAGGTGTAGTAGGTATGGGTTCTTCGCCGTTTAGCTTTTTATAGATTGAGTTAATCATCTTCTTTGCTTTGAAGCTTAGCTCGTACAATCTAGCTTGGTTATTAGTGGGCTCACGGAATGTTCTGATGAGCCCCTTTCTTTTTAGGTTAGCCATCCTCTTTGTGTCCCATCTGAATATGTTGTCGTATGAGTCGAACGTTGTCTTGTTGAACAGCATCTCATCATGAAGGAAGAACAGTATCTCTAGCTCTATCATGGTGACATCGTAGTATCGACATGCCCAGTACCTTATCACCCTCCAGTACTTCATGTAGTTATGGTCTGGGTAGTTTCTTGTGATATGTTTTTGGAACGGACGGGACTTTATACTTATTTTGTATTTGTCCTTTCTCTTACACCTGTTAGTTCTCATAGATGTACAAATTTAGATTAAATTTGCTACCTTTGCAACTAGCATGAGTATATTTCCACGTCCATTAAAGAGGGTCCTAGGCAAGATAATACCGTTCTCTAAGGAGGACAAGGTCCCTACATTTAACCTTGGAAGTGGGACAGCTGACAGCACGACATTCTTGAGGGGTGACGGCACATGGTCTGTACCAACTGGTGGAGGTGGAGGCATGAAGAGTGGAACAGCTACAGCTTCTGTTACTGATGTGTACACTACAACTATTACTGGTGTTACATCTTACACCACGAACGATGCGTATATTATAAAGTTCAACACGAATAATGTCAACGGTGCTACGTTGAACATTAACAGTATTGGTGCTGTAGATCTTGTAAAGAATAATAATGTACCTATAGTAGGTGGAGACATAAGTGTAGGGCAGGAGTTTTTGGTTGTTTACGACGGGACGAACTTTCAGATGATCGGTATAAAACCGAATCAGATGTTTGCGTTTGTAACCAATGCTGACAGTGTTACCATTAACAAAGGTCAGCCAGTGTATGCGTTTGGAGCAGCAGGTGACAGGATGTCTGTTAAGCTTGCTGCGAACACGAGTGACGCGACTTCTGCGAAGACCGTAGGGCTTGTGTTTAGTAGCTCGATTGCTGCGAATGGCACAGGGTTTATTATAACTCAGGGTGTAATACAGAACTTGAATACGTCTATGTACTCTCCAGGAGCTACATTATATGTAGGAGCTACGGCAGGTACTCTTACTTCTACTAAGCCATATGCACCAAATCACTTAGTGTATGCTGGTATTGTTGAGAGGGCGAATGCTGGTAACGGCCAGATATACGTAAGGGTTCAGAACGGATACGAGCTTGATGAGATTCACGATGTATATATAAATCCAGCTACACTTGCTGATAATGATTTGATTCAGTATGACTCAGCTACATCATTATGGAAAAATGAAAGTCTTTCTACAGCAGGAATACAACCTACATTAGTAAGTGGAACGAATATAAAAACTATTAACGGCAACTCTTTACTTGGTAGTGGTGATTTAATCGTTGGTGGTTCATCGGGTGTTTTTGGAATATCAAATGCTTCTGGTGTTTACACTTATTACGCAACGCTTACCTTAGCAATGGCTGCCGCGGTAGCTGGTCAGACTATTGAAATGTTTGCCAATGTAGCGGAAACAGGAGCGGTTACAATTACATTAAAAAATGGAGTGAATATTAACGGAAATGGTTACACATATACCCTTAATAATAGCGGTTTAATTCACGCATTTTCAGCCGCAAATTCTGTGGTAACTTCTTGCAATATAAATAATCTAAACGTAGTTAGAACGGGAAGTACAGGTACATTATTTAATAATTCTTGTTTAATCTTAGGAATAAATGCAAGCGGAATAATTAACTGTTCTGGTTCTACATTTAGAAATTCAGGAAGTGGTTGTGGAATAGTTTTTAATTCCAATGCGGCTTTTGAATTAAATTATGCAGTAGCCTATGCAACTGCAACTTTGGGTGCTATTGGTATATTTACTCCTAGTGGAAGATTAAATAATTGCGTTGGATATGCAACAAGTGGAGGAACGGGTATTAGATGCCATAACGGTGGAGATATTCAAAATTGTACAGGAGTATCTGATTCAGGTTATGGCATTGTAGGCTTATCAGGAAATCAATCTAATTGTGTAGGTTTGTCGAATACGGGTGTAGGTTTTTCAAGTAATGCTAATTCTTTTAATTGTGTAGGTAGGTCTACTTCAGGTTTTGGTCTTGAGATTACAAACGCAATAAATGTAGTTGGTTGTGTAGGTATATCAGTTAGTGGAGTTGGATTATGGACAAATAATTCATTATTATATAGCTGTACTGGTATTAGCTCTTCATCAAGAGGTGTTCAAATTTTAGGAAATTCAAAAGCATATAATATAAATTCAAAATCTACAAGTAGCTATTCTGTTTTTTCAAACGCTGCACAAATAGAAATACATAACTCAACAATTATAAGCGAATGGAATAATTCTGGAGGAACAGGAATCTCAAGTAATAATACAACTATACCCGCTACTATATTAAACTCAACTTTCCTTTTATCCAATGCTTCAGCACCATATTTGTTTAACAATACAGCAGCACAAGCAGTATCAACAAGAGGCAACACATATAGAGGAGGTGGAGCATATAGTGCTCTTATAACACAAGCAATAGTAGCAACAGAGGACGCACAAGGAAATATATTTTTATAATGGAAAATGTAACTAAAATAGATATTATAGGCACAGAAATTTATGCTTATAATGAATTAGATAACACAAAAGAAATTTATCCTTTGACTTCAGAATATGATTTCTTTATGAATGAATTTTCAGATACTCAAGATTTGTTAACGGTTAATATTTCAGACCCAATTGCAAGAGTAATGAAGTTCTACACAATAGAAAATAGTGTACCTAAGTCATTTACTGAGCTTGACTATGTAGATATGACAGAAGAAGAAAAAGCAATTTGGGATTCTTTTGTAACAATGATAAAGTCTAAGTGACATGACGCTAACGTATTAATTGATACAATTAAAAATTGCATACAAACAACAAGGTTATCTCGTAGAAATTATATTGTAAAAATACTTATATTTGCATCATGAAAAACAAGTATCCATACAATAAGCCAGTTTTTTCTTTCGATACGTATATCGATAAGTTGATTCGTGCCAAGAAGAGCATGAAGATGGCTGAAGATTTGAAAGAAGAAGTGACTGAGGCCGCAGTTAAGATGTCTGTCATGGGTATGATGGGCGGTATGAAGAAAAAGCGATGATCCAAAAGATCAAGCGTCAGCAGGGTCTTGGTGATACTGTTGAGTTCATCACTGAAGTAACAGGCATTAAGTATGCTGTTAAGAAGGCTGTTGAGCTTGGTATTATTGAGGAGTGCGGATGTGATAAGAGAAAAGAATTTTTGAATGAAAAGTTCAACTACAAAAGGGAAGACAGCGAAGTACTACGCGGAGAACAAGGAGGCGAATCAGAAACGCCTCAAGCAGCAGTCTAAGTACAACAAGACTGAGAAAGGACTAGAGCTTAGAGTCGAGGCGAATGCAGGACGAAAGAAGCTAGGACTTAAAAAAGGAGATAAGCGAGACGCAAGCCATACGAAAAATGGTGGAGTTGTAGCAGAACATAGAAGTAAAAACAGAGCACGAAAAGGTTTAAAATAAAAAGATATGCCAAATTCATACGGAGAAATCCTAACAGCAAGAGGAGGAACATACATCCTTAACGATACAGATGAATATTCAAATGCTTCACTAGTATATGCTATTGTAACATTAGAAACAACTGAGTTCGCTAAGCTATTTACTACTGATTCAAATGGAATAGTTACTGATGTTATAAATGATCACTTTGCAGATCCAACAATACCTATAAAGGCAGGAGCTATAATTACTCCAATGGATGTTAGTAAGCCTTTTTCTAGTATTGAGTTAGCTAGTGGATCTGTAATGTTAGTTCTTAAGTAGGATGAAAAAAATAGCTACTGTATTTACACTATTCTTAGGGTTTATTTCTCCTATTGAGTTGTCAATAATAATTCTAATGTTGGCAATGGGTGTGGATACTATAGTTAAGCTAATATCTCTTAAGATACAGTCTAAACGAGATAATCGTAAGTACATGGAGGTGTTTAGGTCTAAGATGCTTAGAAAAGGATATATCTATAAAGGTACTGGTTATTTGTTGTTTGCCTTAGCAGTGTTTCCGTTAGATTTTTACATGCTAACACCATTTATTAAAGGTGTTATGCAGTACTTATCAATTGAGTACATAGTTGTTACAAAGGCAATATTTACAAATCTTTTACTTATAATATTCTGTATAATTGAGCTTGCATCAATTAACGAGAACTGGTTTGATATATCAGGTAATAATATACTAAAGTCTGTAAAGGACACTGTTGTTGTCTTAAGGGATTCTATCAATAACGTTACTGATTTTATAAGCAGAACAAAGAACAATGTATAAGTTACTTATAGCATTATTTCTACTGTACTCATGCAGTGCTGAGAAGCACCTAATGAAAGCTGAGAAGCACATAGCTATCGCTAAGTCTAAGGGTGCTGTTATTAAGTCAGACACTGTATGGAAGTACCACTACGAGTACGACACTATCTATAATAAAGAGACTAATACACTTGAAGTTAGGCACTTAGTAAAGGATAGCTTTCCGTATACTGTAACAAACACTATCAAGTCAAGCATGTCAAAGCAAGAACGTAAGTACTTCGAAGACATGTTTAAGCACATGGAGAAGATGATGAAGTTGCAGAACGACAGTCTTAAGTTAGCATTAAAGTTTCAGACCAAGCAACATAAGCAAGACCAAAAGACAGAACGGACAGTAGTTCGTCAGGAGAATAAGTCAAATCCTTGGGTGTGGGTTATTCTTGCTGCTCTTTTGGTTCTAGCTATATTTTTATTAAAATTTCAGTAGTATGTTAGATGTAAAAAAGATTAAGCAGGTTCCATTAAAGGATAGTCAGTACGTTAAGGAGTCGACTAAAAAGCTTCAGATTGTACTTCACCACACGGCAGGTAATTCATCTGGTCCATCAACGATTAAGATGTGGGAAAACGACGATAGGGGACGTATTGCAACATGTATAACTATATCTGGAAAAGGACTTTCTAAGGATACATACGATGGAGAGATCTGTCAAGCGTTTGCATCTAAGTACTGGGCTTATCATTTAGGGATCAAACCAGATGTATTTAGAGCTCAAGGACTTCCGTACCGATCATTAGATCCTATTGCTATTGGTATTGAGATATGTAACTGGGGGCCGCTTACTAATAAAAACGGTAAGTACTATAACTACGTAAATAGACAAGTACCAGCTGATCAGGTATGTGAACTATCAGTTCCGTACAAAGGTCATAAGTACTACCACAGATACACTGACGCTCAGATACAGTCTGTAAAAGAATTGTTGGTTTACTGGAAGAACTTATGGAACATTCCAATAGAGTATAAGGAGGAAGATATGTGGAAGGTGTCAAAAAATGCACTATCAGCAGTCCCAGGTGTTTATAGCCACAACTCTTACCGTAAAGATAAGTCGGACATCTACCCATGTCCACGAATGATTGAAATGTTAAAATCACTGTAATGGCTAAGATTAAATCTCAGGAATCAACTAGAGTTGCTAAGGTACACGTAGAAAGACCTGGCATTCATTCTAAGACAAAAACATCTAAGCTTAAGAGTAGTAAGAACTACAAGAAGGCGTACAAGGGTCAGGGAAGATAAAAAGTAGTATATTTGCACTATGGGAAAGATTAACAACTATCAGGTAGATACTCCTGCTCCAGGAGACAAGATATTAGGATCAACAGATTCGAACGGTAGCACTAAGAATTTTACAGCTCAGTCTATTGCTGACCTTGGAAGATCTTCTAAAGTTTACCGTGCATTCTTGACACAGTCTGCGTCAACGGCTCCTGTAGCTACAATTGTTGACGGAAATACTATAACTGGAACTTGGGCATACGGTAGCACAGGTGTTTATACATTTGCATCAGTAGGTACATTTGATTCTGTTAATACTGGTTGTATAGTTGGTGTTTCTGGAGATCATGAAACTACATATGAATTCTCTGTAATTAACGACAACACTGTGTCTTTAAAGACATACAGTAATGGTACTCTTGCTAACGGCATGTTGACTGGAGTTTATGTAGAGATTTTTACATTCGCAATATAACTCTGTCACAAAAATCTACTATATTTGTGACAAATTAAATTAAATTCAAATGGGAAAGAAAAAAGTATTGACAGCTGAAGAGCTAGAAAAGTTCGTTGCAGCTAGAACAAATTACTACCAGTTAAGAGAACACTTAGCTGATATTACGATCACAGAGGAACGTCTTAAGACAGACAAACAGACTACACTTATTAACCTTGACGTAGCTCACAACGAACTAGCAGTAGTTCAGAAGGAGATTCACGACAAGTACGGTGAGGGTCGCATTAATATGCAGACTGGCGAGATATCATGATAATTCGCAAGATTTCCATAGGGACAGATCTTTTAAACGCCATGCACTTCCAGGTTGGAAAGCCTGTTATGGGTGGAGAGTATATCGTGTTTGACATCATGAGAACTGATGAAGGGCTTTACGATATATGGGTTGAGAAAGATGGAGAGGCCGTTAAATGGAAGTCTATTGGTAGTACAGTTCCAGTATCTATTGAGTATAATATAAACTTCTAATGAAGTCACCACACTACTTTATTGTGCGTCCTCATCAAGGTGTACGATATAATGCATCCAAGAACTTGAATGGAAAGGATTTCATTATGTCCTCATCTCAAGAGGACCACAGATACACAAATCGAATAGGGGTAGTTGTTGCTACCCCTATCGGTTATAAAGGAGAGATATCTAATGGAGATCTTGTTGTGGTTCACCATAATGTTTTTAGGTTGTACTACGACATGAAGGGCAACGAGAGATCTAGCTGGAATCACTTCAGAGATGATATCTTTATGATAGAATCAGATCAGCTGTATCTTTATAAGAAGGAGTTCTCTGTAGAATGGAGTGCTCCTCGTCCTTACTGCTTTGTTAGGCCTATACTTCATGAGAACGAGGATGGAAATATATCCACTGTAAACGTAGAGTCAGAGCTTAAAGGTGTCATTGAGTATATACCAGAAGGTGAGGATGTTAAGGTAGGTGATGTTGTATCATTTAAGCCAGAGTCTGAGTACGAGTTTAATATTGATGAGACTAAGTTATACCGAATGAAATTAAGTAGTCTATGCTTGAAAATCTAAGAGATAAAAAAGACAGAGTGCTACGTGCAGCAGAGAAGTCTGTTGACGAGCTTATTAAGGTACTCGAACAGCAAATTGTAAATTACTCTATTGACGACGACTTGTCAGTTGATAAGATGAAGAACGCAGCAGCTGCAAAGAGACTTGCATTTGAGGATGCGCTATCTATACTTGAGCGTATAGATTCAGAGCGTGCAAAAGAGACTGTTGGTTCTATGCCAGTTGTGTTATCTGGTAGCGGAGGATTTGCAGAGGGAAGGGCAAGAAGCAATGCGAAGAAATAGTAAATATGACCTTTATAAACTAAACAACGATCATGTAAACAAGACTGCTCGTTCGACTAGGAATGCTAGTAAGGCTTGGCAGTACGGATATGATCGTGACTATGACTTAATTATTATTTCGAAAGATGGTACTATTGGCGACATATATTACATTAATGGTATCAATATCGCACTTCCTAGGACGCCGAAAGATTTGGAGGTCGGGGAAAACAGATGGATGCCACATGAGTACCCTAAAGAGCTTCAGAAGATAAAGTCTTCGTTCGAGTGGTCGAGACGTGACAACGTATTTAAATCACAGTGGGTTGACTACATAGAGAATGAGTTTGATAGACGTGAGTATGGCCACTGGTTTATGAACGATGGTGAGCCAACTTACATGACTGGTACTCACTACATGTACCTTCAGTGGTCTAAGATAGATATCGGTCTTCCTGACTTCCGTGAGTCAAACAGAATATTCTACATCTATTGGGAGGCATGCAAGGCTGACGAACGTTCTTTTGGTATGTGTTACCTTAAGAACCGTCGTAGTGGTTTCTCGTTCATGAGTTCAGGTGAGGTGTCAAACTTGGGTACAATATCTAAGGACTCTAGGCTTGGTATACTTTCTAAGACTGGTCCTGATGCCAAGAAGATGTTTACAGATAAGGTTGTTCCAATAGTTAGGAACTACCCATTCTTCTTTAAGCCTGTTCAGGATGGTATGGATAATCCAAAGACAGAGCTTTCGTTTAGGGTTCCAGCCTCAAAGATTACTAAGAAGAGTATGAACGAGGAGAAGACTGACGATATTGAAGGTCTTGACACAACTATTGACTGGAAGAATACAGCAGATAACTCATACGATGGTGAAAAGCTTTTACTATTGGTACATGATGAATGTTATAACCCTAATACACTTATATTAACTGAAGATTGGAGTTTTAAAAAAATAAAAGATTTAAATATAGGTGATAGAGTTGTTGTTAGCGGAGGAATAGTAAAGACTATAGTCAATAAAGCTTCTGGTGTTACAGATATGTACAAAGTAAAACAGAAATGGGGAGAGGATTATATAGTCAGTAAAAACCATAGATTAGTTTTTGATAGATATCAGTATAATGCAAGGACAAAAAAATCTTCAAGAAATGAAGTTATAATGACTCCAGAAGAGTATATGTCTATGTCAAAATATAAAAAGCAACATACTTTTTCAGTTAAGTCAAAACCTTTAATTGGTGAAGACAGTGATTCAATAACTATTCACCCTTATTTACTTGGACTATGGTTAGGAGATGGAAGAAAAGAGTCTTTTAGTATTATAGTAAATAAAGATAAAGATCCTGAGATTTTAGAATATCTTGGAAGAATGGCTAGTATGTTTAATATTGATTTTGACATAATAAAATCTGATAGTCCATCAGCTGTTTATTTTAGGTTTAAAAAAATTAATAACGAATTAACTAAAATAGGTGTTAGAAATAATAAACATATACCAATACAATATAAAAAGTCCTCTATTGAATCCAGGCTTCAATTGTTAGCTGGATTAATTGACTCAGATGGCTATTCTGATAAGAAAAAAAATGTAATATCTTTTGGAATGAAAGATAGAAACATAATTGAGGATATTAGATTTATATCTCTATCTTGTGGTTTATCATGTTCTTCAGTAAAAGAGAAATTAACTAATCATAATACTTTATCTTATAATATAAGTATATCTGGTGATTTATCAATAATACCTACCATTGTAGAGCGTAAAAGATTTGAAGATTATAAATCATCGTATTCAAACAGAAGATGCGGAGTAGATGTTGAATATATAGGTGTTGGTGAATATGTAGGCATAACAGTTGATTCTGATAATGATGATGAGAGAAAATTAATATTATCTGATTTTACAGTAAGTTTAAATAGTGGAAAATGGCTCAAGCCTGATAACATATTGAATAACTGGCGTGTAACAAAGACATGTCTTCGATTAGGATCTAAGGTTATTGGTAAGTGTATGATGGGTTCTACATCAAACGCACTAGAGAAGGGTGGTAACAACTTTAAGAAGTTGTACATGGACTCTAACCCTAAGATTAGATCAGCCAACGGACAGACTAAATCAGGGTTATACAGTCTATTCATACCTATGGAGTGGAACTTCGAGGGGTATATCGATAAGTATGGATTCCCAGTGTTCGAAGACCCTAAGACTCCTGTGGTAGGTATAGATGGAGAGATGATAGACAACGGCGTTATTACTTACTGGAATAACGAGGTTGCAGCACTTAAGAATGACTCTGACGCACTTAACGAGTACTACAGACAGTACCCTAGGACTGAGTCACATGCGTTCAGGGATGAGTCTAAGCAGTCACTGTACAACTTATCTAAGATATACCAGCAGATAGACTACAACGACTCTCTTATCAAGGAGCGTGTACTAACTAAGGGTAACTTCCATTGGAAGGATGGAGTACTAGACTCTGAGGTTATATGGACACCAGATCCAGGAGGTAAGTTTACAGTATCGTGGTTACCACCACCTGAGTTAAGGAACAAAGTGATAACAGATAGACACGGAAAGAAGCGTCCTGCAAATGAGCACTTAGGTGCATTTGGATGTGACCCTTACGATATATCAGGAACTGTAGGTGGTGGAGGATCTAACGGTGCTCTACATGGCCTAACTGGATTCCATATGGAGCCTAATGCTCCAACGAATCAGTTTGTATTAGAGTACGTTACACGTACACAGACAGCGGAGATATTCTTTGAAGACGTACTTATGGCCATTATATTCTACGGTATGCCAATACTTATTGAGAACAATAAGACTAGACTACTGTACCATATCAAGGACAGAGGGTATAGGGGTTACTCACTGAACAGACCAGATAAACATATTTCTAAGCTCTCTAAGACAGAGTTAGAGCTTGGTGGTATACCTAACTCATCTGAGGACGTTAAACAAGCTCACGCATCATCTATAGGCACGTACATTGAACAGTACGTAGGCTTTGATCAGGAGGGAACTTACCGTGAACCAGACGAGATGGGTAACATGTACTTTACCAAAACTTTAGAG